CCGAGGAATTGCCCGCCTACGCCGACCATGTGCGCGGCCGCATCGCCCAACTGGGGGCCAATCATCCCTTTATCCGTACCGAATACGAACTGCGCGAACTCGATGCCGTCGGCGGCCTCTTCCCCGCCGACCGCCAAGCCCAGATGCACGGCAGCCACCCGCGCAACCGCCAAGCCGTGCCCGGTCGCACCTACGTCCTGCTCGTAGATGTGGGCGGCGGGGCCGAAGATGCGCCCAGCGACCCCGCCGCCCGCGCCCGCGAACGGCGCCGCGACAGCACCGCCCTCACCGTGGTCGAAGTAGACACCCGCAGCGTCAGCGACGACCTGTTGCGCCGCCCCGTCTACCGCGTCGTAGACCGCCACCTCTGGACCGGCACGCCCCACAGCGCGCTACTGCCCCACCTGCTCGATCTGGCCCGCAGCGTCTGGCACGCCCGCTACTGCGTCATTGACGCGACCGGCCTCGGTGCGGGCCTCGCCAGCCTGCTCGCCGCCGCGCTCAAAGGCCAATGCGAAGTCGTCCCCTTCGTCTTCAGCGCACCCAGCAAAAGCGCCCTCGGCTGGGCCTTTCTCGCCACCATCGAATCGGGCCGCTGGAAGGATTACAGCGACGACGGCGCCACCGACACCCGCCTCTACTGGGCCCAAGTCGCTGCCTGCGCCTACACCGTCGCCCCCGGCCCCGCCAAACAGCTCGCCTGGGCCGTCCCCGAAGCCAAAGGCCACGACGATCTCCTCGTCAGCGCCGCCCTCATCGGCGCGCTCGACACCCGCGACTGGCGCCCCCCCACCGCCACCGGCCGCACCCGCGCCGACTGGACCTGACGATTGCGGATTGCGGAATGCGGAATGCGGAATGACGACGACTGCGGAATGGCGACCACACCTCTGTAGGAGGCGGTTCCACCCGGCGACCGTCGCCCTAGCATCCAAGCCGGTGTAGGAGGCGGTTCCACCCGGCGACCGTCGCCCCAGCACCCAAGTCCATGTAGGAGGCGGTTCCACCCGGCGACCGTCGCCCCAGCACCCACGTCCATGTAGGAGGCGGTTCCACCCGGCGACAGACAGTGGCCCCTAGCCGCCGTAGCAGCGCTGCTTGCTGCGCGGGGGCGGGCCACTGTAGCAGCGCTGCTTGCTGCGCGGGGCCGGCCACTGTAGCAGCGCACGGCGTGCGCGGGGCTGAGGACCAAACTGCCCTACATCCCCGGCAAATACTCTAACAGCAACGTCACCACCGTTTGATTGGGGCCGACGACCTCAGTAAAAACGGTGTAGGCGTACATATCGGGAGATTTGTTGTCGTAGTGCCAATTAGCAAAAAAGGCGGCGGGCGTAGCACGCTGCTCCTGAATCAGCCAGCCATCCTGTTGCAGCGCAGCATGATAAAACGCCAAGACCGCCGCCGGTTCAGCCGGGGCGCGGAAGGAGATTTTATGGGGAAAGCGCGTACCGTCCGGCAGATCAGCCTCGACCCTCGTAAGCGCCACCGCGCCGGGGAAAATCGGCGGATTGTGGAAGCTGTCCGGCAGGTGGCGGCCCAGCCGCAGCACCGCCAAGCCTACCAACAACCCGATTCCCAGCACACCCGCAGAGACTAATAGCATCCGTCGCAACCGCATTGCCAACCCTCCTATCAAGCTAAATATAGCACAGAATCCGCACCCGCCTGTAACTCAGAATTCAGAACTCAGAACTAACGAAAGGATGCCCACCATGCTAACCCAAACCGCCCACGCCGCCGGCCGCCTCACCCGCTACGCCCGCTACCGCGCTTTCTACGAAGGCGACCAATGGGAAGACGCGCCCGCCCCCGGCGAACGCCGCCTCACCTTCAACTACGCCCGCGTCTTCTGCAACAAAGCCGCCTCCTACCTCATGGGCAAGCCGCCCAGTTGGGATGCCCTGCCCCCGCCCGGCGCCGACCCCGCCGGCGCCCGCATCGTCCGCGACTACCTCGCCGCCGTGGGCGAGGCCAACTATCTGGCCGCCGTAGACCTCGACACCGCGCTCACCGCCACCATGCTCGGCGACGGCGCGTGGACCGTGCGCTGGGATGCCGCCGCCGCCCGCCCGCGCGTCACCGCCGTGGACCCCGCCGGCCTCGACTGCCGCGCCCGCCCCGACGACCCGTTCACCCTCACCAGTCTGCGCCAACGCTACACGCTGACCCGCGCCGACCTGCCGCGCGAGGCCGCCGCCCGCTTGGCCCGCGCCGGCGCCGCTCCCGCCGACCCCTACGCCCCGCTCGATGCCTGGGAAGACTGGACCTCCAGCGCCTGGAGCCTGACCGTCGCCGGGGTGGCGGTCGCCGGCGGCGCGCATCCCTACGGCATGATCCCCTACATCATCTTCCCCAACTTGCGCCTGCCCGGCGAGTTTTGGGGCGAAAGCGACTTGGCCGACCTGTTGCGCTTGCAACGCGAACTCAACAGCCGCCTCAGCATCTTCAGCCGCATCCTCGAAGTGGCCGGCAATCCCGTCGCCGTGGTCAGCGGGGCCGATGCCGCCGCCACCGACAGCTTGCGGCTCGGCCCCAACCAACTCTGGACCCTGCCCGCCGGGGCGCGCGCCGAGGTGCTGCAACTGCTCGAAGCGGGCGGCGCGGAGGCCCATTTTCGCTACATCGAAACCATCTACCGCGCCATGCACGACATCAGCGAGATGCCGCGCACCAGCTTCGGCGACAGTGGCGGGGCAGGCCGCTCCGGGGTCGCGCTCGAAATCGAACTGCAACCCTTGCTGCACAAGCTGGCCCGCAAACGCGCTATCGTGGGCATTGCCCTCACCCGCCGCGCCGACCTGATCCTGCACATGGCCCGCCTGCACGGGGTCGCGTTGCCGCCGGCCCGCCTGCGCGTCTCCTGGCCGCCCATCCTGCCGCAAGACCGCGCCGCCCTCGTCCAGCAAGAGGTCGCCCTCGTCGCCGCCGGCATCCACCCGCCCACCACCGCCATGACCGCCCTCGACGACCCCGACCCCGCCGGCCAACTCGCCCGCGTCGTCGCCGAAGCCGCCCTGCTGCACCGTAGTCCGTGAGCTGTGGGCGGTGGCCCGCGAAAGCATCAAGTAGCCGACTCCTGATCCCACTACCTGTCACTCCGCACGCTGCACGAATCCAAGCCCCCGTAATTCAGAATTCAGAATTCAAAAGGAGAACCGCCATGTCCGTCACCCTAGCCGAGTTCCGCGCCGACCTACGCGCCGCCTTGCTCGACGAAATCGCCCCCTACCAATGGCCCGACAGCGCCCTCGACGGCTGCCTGTGGGAGGCCACCGAAGCCTACGCCTACGCCTTCCCGCAACAGGCCACCCTGGTCTATGACCTCGCCGCCGGGCAGACCGGCGTGGCCCTCTACCCCGCCGATGATCCGACGGGCGCGCTCATGCCCGGCCCCAGCAGCCCCTGGGCCAGCAACGCCGACCTGATCGCCGTGCAGCGCGTCGAACTGCCGGCCGGTACGCCCATTCCCGAAGATCCGCGCCAAGCCACCGACCCGGCGGCCAGCGGCAGCAGCGGCTACAGCCAGGGCTGGTGGCTGCGCGGCGGCTTCCTCTACCTCCGCAACCCCGCCGCCGGCCCCCAAGTCGGCCCGGCCACCCTGCGCGTTGAGACGCTGCAAACCTACAACCGCCCCGATGCCGCCGGCCTGTTCGCCTGGAACGGCCCCCACAACGACCGCGCCCTGATCAGCGCCCTGGCCCGTCGCACCGCCTACGCCCTGCTCGGCGAGTGGCGCGCCCGCGATGCCACGCCCGGCACGCCGCCGCCCGCCGACCTCACCCGCCTGCTCGCCGCCGCCGACACGGCCCTCGCCGCTGCCCTCACCCTGCGCCGCGCCCGCGCCCTCCGCAGCCGCACACTGGACATTTGAATGCGGAATGCGGAATGCGGAATGCGGAATGAGACGGCGACGGTGGAGCGATACGCCTGCTCCGCTGTAATGGTTCAGGCTGCGATAAAAGAGAGGGATTGTCATTCTGAGCGCAGCGAAGAATCGGCCGGCGGGGCGATCCGTCTCGCTACGGCGACTCGCCCCGCCCAGCGTATGCCGATGAACCGACCACAGCCCCGCCCCAAGCGATTCTTCGCTGCGCTCAGAATGACAAGGTTCCTCTCTGTCTGCTTCAGCCTAATGGGTTACGTTTCGCACGCTCCAATCCATCAATCCGTTAATCCGTCGTTATTCCGCATTCCGCATTCCGCATTCCGCACTAGGAGGAACCCATGACCCTACCCGACCTGATCGCCGAACTGCGCGATCACCTGCGCGATAGCGCCCCGCCGCTGCTCTGGTCTGATGCCGTGCTGGGGCGCGTCGTCACCGATGCCGCCGACGAATACAGCTACCTGTTGCCCCGCGCCGTCCGCATGACCTATGACCTCGCCGCCGGGCAGCAAGAGGTGGCCCTCTTCCCGTTGGCTGCGGCCGGCTTGGGCCCGGCGCTGCCGCCCGCGCCCGCCGTCGCTGACCTGATCCGCGTGCTGGGGGTCGAACTGCCGCCCGGCACGCCGTTGCCCGCCGACAGCCCGCGCAGCACCCCGCCCGCCGCCAGCACCGCCAGCCGCAGCGCGCAAGGCTACCGCGCCACGCCCACCCGCCTGCGCCTACGCCGCCCCGCCGCCGGCCCCGAAGTCGGCCCCGCCCGCTTGGTCATTGAGGCCACGCAAACCTGGGACACGCCCAGCGCGACGGTCGCCTGGAACGGTCCGCCCACTGACGGCGGCCTCGTCCTGCTGATCGCCAAGCGCCACGCCTACGGCCTCCTAGCCGAATGGCAGGCCCGTGAGCAAGGCATAGACGGCGAATTTGCCCCCAGCGGCAAGCTCAACATCCAGCTCAACCTCGCCCCCATCCTCGCCGCCCTCGACCACCAGA